GGGAGAGTAGTCGAGGTGGACACCGAGGATTGGAGATCCCGGTTCCCTTTCCGGGCCCACTTCGGTGTCTCACCTCGACAAGTACTCCCGGAGGTTCGAATCCACGGAGAGGTTGTCCCCAACAACCCGCTGTCCCTGAAGCTCACCACCGGGAAGGGGTATTATACCCCAACCGGTGAGGAGTTGTTTAGGGACGCCTGGTGGATTATGCAGGATCATGTCCTGCATCCACCTGGAACCGTGCCTGCCTATTGGCCCATGCTCCCAGTTCTGCCGGATTTCCGGCCAGAACCCGGGCGGGCCAGGGGGCACGGGGCGGTGCGTTGTCGGGTCCAACCGGACGGGAAGGCGAGGTTCTACTTCGCACCACCGCGCTGGTTGCAGTTCCTGTTGGACCCTTGGGCGAGGGAATTGTATTCCCAGCTCAGGAAGATCCCGCAGGACTTTACGTACAACCAGGCGGCGGGAGCGGAGTTGGTTGCCGAATGGTTGAGATCAGGAAAGACCGTGTGGTCTTTCGACCTCAGCTCGGCAACCGACCTCTTCCCCCTTCCGGTCACCCGGACGGTCCTGTGGTCCCTATCTTCAGATAGGAACAGACCGTGGGTGGACCTCTTCTGCTGGATTTCGAGGCTCCCGGCTCGGGCGGCCTACCCTGGGGCCCGCTCAGAGGTGATAAAGTGGCGGTGTGGGCAGCCCCTTGGGACTGTCCCATCATTCGCCGCCTTTTCCCTTAGCCACCACGCGGTGGTAAGGGCCCTCTGGGCTCGGCTAGGAGGCGATCCTAGGTCCGCCCCCTACTGTATTGTAGGGGACGACCTGGTTATCGCTGACCCGAGGTTGGCGGAGGCCTACCGAGAATGTTCCGCCCTTTTGGGGCTGGAAATCTCGGAGCCGAAGTCCCTCGCAGGGAGGCTGGGTGAGTTTGTGGGGAGGCTCATTGCCCCAGAAGGTATAGGGTTCAAGCTCAAAGCCCCGCCGGGGCTTGATGCGAGGACCCTTGCAGCGTACCTATCCCTAATTGGGACAAGGGCGCTGCGCATCTGGGAGCAATCTCTATTGAGGGACGTGATCGCCCTTATCCCTAGGGAGGGCTACCCCGGGAGTAATCCTGGGGGCCTGCCGCGGGAGGCGGTGGATCAGTTCCTCATAGAGTACTTCTCTCGGGAGAGAGAAGTGGAGCCTCCTCGGGTCTACGCGGTCGACCCAGACCATACTGTGAGGGCCCGTATTGGGCCCTTATACAGTATGTCTCTGGTTCTCCCGCGTGACCCGACCACCACCGAGTGGGAGCCGCGAGGCTCCGCTAAGAGTGGGCCGGGCGGGGCTCCGGAACCCTCCCCGTATGGGGAGCGAGTTCCGGGCTCCGACCGTTCCCCCGGCTGGCTCCGTCGTGTGCGCGAGGCGATCCACGCTTCTGGGATAGCCCAGGTGTGGCGTCTCATTCGCCACGGCAGATGGAGCCGGCGTGGTGGCGGCCAGGGCTCTCGGACC